TGCCACCGTTTCCTGTTCAGGTACCGGAACAGGAAACGGTGGCACAGGCGGCACAGGAGTTTCAGGTGGCGGAGGCGGAGCAAGTGGAACAAGCAGTGGAACAGGCGGCACAGGAGGAAGCGGAAGTTTTGTAGGCGGTGGCGGTGGATGGGGCGCAGCCACAGGAGGAACTGGGGGCTCTGGACTATTTTCAGGAGCCGCAGGTAGCGGAACTCTTGGCGGAGGTGGTGGTGGAGTTTTAGCAACAGGTAGCGCGGGTTCAGGTTCCACAGGAGGCAATGGTGGTTCAGGAGGCGGTGGAGGAGGAGGCGGTTCTTCTCTTAGCGGAACAGGTGGAAACGGCGGCGGTGGCTGCATCCTTCTTTACTACTAAAATATAGGAGAATAATAAATGACTACAAAATATATATATACGTCTGCTTGTTGCGGACACACTTATATTGAGCAACGCGGAGAAGATGAACCCCAATACATAACCGTTTGCAATCAATGCGGTAATGCGGACTATGTTCTCACAGACTCAGAGGTTGTCGAGTAATTAAGCCAGTTCAGTAGTCTCTGGAATAGAGCTAACAGAAGCTACTGGAGCTAACCACACCGGTCTATACACATTGGGCTTTACTGAATACGTATTAAAGTAAACATGGCGGGTACGACCGTGGAACCCAGCATTAAATAAGTACCAATCTATAGGCTCAGTTATGCCGTGGGCTTCAACATCATCCACTGCTTTCTTAGCCCCAGCTCTGCTGATCGCATAGCTAGCGCAAGACCAGTCTTGATAGGTTCTGCATATGTCATCATTGCCTGGGATATCGTAATCTGAGTTATACCAACCTAGACAATCACTTGGAACAAAGATAGGAAATACATCCCAACCTTCTGGGAGTTTAGCTACTTGTTGCTCTACTATATAAGAAAAGTTAGGGCTAATAAGGGCGTCATCCTCAAAGATAAAAAGAATGTCTTTATCTGTCTCTAAGAAAGATTTGTAAGCCACATAGTTACTAGCCCAAATACCTACTAGACCGGAATTTGGCGGGAACGGTCCACCTCCCTCTACCATGGGTTCTCTGCGCTCTACTTTAAGAGCGGGGGTCTTCTTTAAAAACTCATCCATCTCAGCAAAGGTGCGTAGGTATACGGTTTCAGAGTTAAGTTTGGTATAGCTTCTAGATAGGATGCTATCCATCTGCTTAGCGCAATAATTCCTCTGGTAATTTCCTAGATCTACATGCAGGATTTTGTAAGTAGCATTTAGCACTTTCTAATCCATAACTGATAACCGCTCTCAATAATCTCAACTCTGCTACCAAATACTTTAAGGGCAGCTTCTACCCCATGTACAGGGGTGTCCTCAATAGCGTAGGCTGGATTATCCATGTGCCACAGAAAATCATCAAAGGCCATGACCCCGCCAGTTTCTAAACTCTTAAACGCGTTAAGTGCATCTAGCGCGGTTTGAAGAGCAGTGTGATCCCCATCAATATAAATAAAGTTATACCTACAAGTAGGGACATGTTGAAAGAAGTAATCACTGGTCATCTTGTACTTATAGACATTAGGTAGATGCTTAAACCTGGAGTCGTAGTACTCCTCCACAGATTTAAAATCTATAGATGTATGAGCCTCTTCATGACTACCCTCCCACGTATCCACATCATCTATGTACTCTACTTCTTTATTACGCAATAACCACTCGGTAGCATCACCTGTGTAGGTGCCAATCTGCAAAGCACGGAGAGGAACATTTGGCACATTACGCTCAAAGTAATGGCGTTGGCCTTCAAACCAATTAGGAAACATATTTACCCCAAGTTCTTTATATTATTGAGACATGCTTGAACGTAGTCGTCTGACATCTCATATTCATTTAATAAGTGACGGAATAGATACTTACTCTCCTCTGGGCGACCTACCCACCAACCAGAGACAGCCTTTTCAAATAGAAGACCATAGGGGCCGGGATATTCCACATCTGCTGGCAAAGCCGGTAGATGAGTGCCCTTCCTGTCATTAGCAGACAATCCCATACAGGCCCAGCTATAGGACTCCTGCCATTGAGAAGCTCTTTCAAAGTATTGGGACATCTTAAAGTAAGCCTCTGGACGTTCTGGCCAGAACGCCACCGCCTGTAGCAGAGCGTTAGTTACGCTATGCTCCCTGCCATTCTGATCATTAAAACATCTAGCCATCTTTAATAGAGAGGTGTAGATAACCTCAGCATCAGATTCTCCGCCATACTCAGCTGCCCTTAGATAGAACGATACTGCGGAAGCGGTCTGATTAATGCGCTCATACTCTAATGCAGCGTTGAAGTTCTTCCTGGCATTAAACGGGTCATTAGATAGCTCTATAACTAGGTCCTCAATTTTCATATGAAAAGTTTATCACACCTCTAGAGTATGCTAAACTGGGCAAATGAACTTAGTAGAAAAGGCCGTAAAGTACGGCGGTAAACTGGCCCCACTAGTCATAGAAAATGGGCTGACCTCAGGCACAGGTTTAATGAACCCGTCTATATTCATAGACAATGATGGCGACATTCTTGTAAATCTACGCCATGTTAACTACACGCTATACCACTCAGAGAACCAGCAAAAGTTTCCGTCTAGGTGGGGACCGCTATCTTATCTGCATCCTGAAAAGGACATGCGACTTGTTACTGAAAACTACCTGTGCAGGTTAAACTCTAATCTAGAGATGACAGACTTTACTAGGGTAGAGATGCTCAGCCTCCATGAACCTATCTGGGAGTTTGTTGGACTAGAAGATTGCCGCCTAGTTCAGTGGGAAGGTGAGTACTACCTCATAGGAGTACGTAGGGATACAACTACTCATGGCGAAGGTCGTATGGAGTATACCCATTTAGATCTAAACAAAAAAGACTGGACAGCTAAAGAAACAAAGAGAGTTAGAATACCTGCTCCAGAAGCTAACGACTCCTACTGTGAAAAGAATTGGTACCCAATCTTAGATAAGCCATTTAACTTTATTAAGTGGACTATGCCTACTGAAATAGTAAAGGCTGATCCTAACGAGCCCCTAATTGAACAAGTTGCGGTAAAGAGCACTCCTCCAGCTCCAGCGGATCAAAGGGGAAGCTCTCAGCTTATTAAGTGGGGAAGCATGTACATCGCTATTACCCATGAAGTAAACCTATTCAAAAACTACCTACAACAAAAGGACGGCATCTATAGGCATAGATTGGCTATGTTTGATGACCAGCTAAACTTTGTAGGGTTATCTAATCCATTCTCCTTCTTGGATGCTAGGATCGAATTCTGTGTGGGGGCGGCCGTACATAACGGCGATCTTCTTATTAGCTTTGGGTTCCAGGATAATGCCGCCTTTGTTTTAAGAACCCCAAAGGTAGTGGTAGAGGATCTTATTATTGAAGCTCTTAGGTATGAGGTGTAACTAAAATGCTGCTATTCGATATCGGTGCTAATCGTGGGGATGCTACGATAGCTGGACTTAATAAGGGATTTGATAGGGTGATTGCTGTAGAGGCTGCTCCTAGAATCTACGGCCAGCTAGTTAACAACTTCTTGTATGACACTAGGATTACCTGTATAAAGTCAGCAGTATCAGACGAAGACAATAAGGTTATCGAGTTCTATGAGGCCGAGGAAGATGGCCTATCCACTATAAATAAAGACTGGCTAACAGCAGATACTATGCCATATGCCGGTAAGCCCTACAGGACCGTGTACTCAAGCACTATAACTCTTGACACCCTTGTAAATGAATACGGTACCCCTGACCTTATAAAGGTAGACGTAGAGGGGGCAGAGTGGTCGGTATTTAAAGGTATGACCAAGTACTATGGAAAGATGGCGTTTGAATGGACGGACGTAACCCTTGATGAGCATAACACTCAGCTAGAGTATCTTCTTTCTTTAGGATACACAGAGGTTGCGCCACAGTTCATAGTTCACCATCTAGACGAGCCGAGTGAATGGCTTCCTTTAGAAGGCTTTGACCTAACTGACTGGGTGGATACCCATAAAGACGCCTGGGTAGGTGGGGGCTGGAAAGAGGCTAATCTTAGGCCTACAGCTGATGTGGGAATGTGTTGGGTGAGGTAGAGCAGTACAAAAACCTGTTTTTTTAGTATTGTATACAGTGTCTAACTCTTAAGGAGACATAAGTGGCAGTATACCAATCTAATGGGTTTCCCAACCAAGTTCGAAGCTTAAGCCCAGTAACCGACCTTGTAAGCATAGTAGATGCGTCTGACGTAGACTCTCTTCAACAAGAGGTTCTATCTATTGAGACTGCTTTAGGAACAGCCGCCACTACTAACCCCCTAGTATCAACGTTTACAGGTACTTGGACTACAACCATGAATGGTGGAACTTCCTGGAACACCATTGCAGATCGTCTTCTAAACATTGAGGCTGGCCTAGTAAACGGCGTAGGAACCGCATCTAACTACGTATCTAAAAGCGGTGGCAGCACCATCTCTGTAACTACAAGTACAGGTGCTCCCGGATTAACTTTGGTTACAACCTCAGGTACTAACAACCTTTTAAAGGCAGCCGCATTTACTCTAAGCTATCTTGGTATTCCACAGGTTAATGGAAGCAACGTCCTATATGTAGGAAGCTCAGATTATACAAGTCTAGTAAACAGTATTAACGCAGCCTCAGGTACAGGCGGAGCAGCTATTGCAAAGTCCGTCTTTACAGCAGCTGGAGATATGCTCTATGCAACAGCTGCGGGAACACCTACAAATCTTCCTATTGGAAGTGCTGGACAATACCTTATGGTAATGAGTGGTATGCCAGTATGGACAACGATGCCTATGGGCGTACCAACATCTACGCTTACAACTAACGGCGATCTCATGTACTACAACAGCGGTATTACACGTCTTCCTGTAGGAAGTAGCGGCCAAGTATTGACGGTTGTTAGTGGATTACCTTCATGGCAGGCACCTAGTAGCGCGTTCGTTTCTCAAACAAATGGAACAGTATCTACTGCTTCTACCTCTTTAGGTGTTGTTAGAAACGTATGGACAAGCACCGCAACACCTACATCTTCTAATGGGGCAGATGGAGACATCTGGCTGGTATACGTATAATGCCTGGTCAAATTAGGGTAAGTGGTACCTGGCACAATGCAAACTCCGCTCTTGTAAGGGTTTCTGGATCTTGGCGCTCTGTTTCTTCTGGATGGATCAGGATTGCAGGAACTTGGCATAAGTGGTTTACCGGAGCAGTAACAGACACCTTTACTAGGACAACTACTGCTGGTTCTTTAGGCACAGCTGATACAGGACAGGCTTGGACTACTAACTTTGGTAACTGGTACGCAAACGGCTCACAAGCTACATCAGCAGACTCTACATCTACTGGAGTTGCCGGCGCCCTATCTACCATCAATCTTGGTACAGCCAACGTTCAAGAATTTTTGGGCACACAAGCAACAAGCACATCTAACCCTTCAGGACTAACACCTCCAGGAACAGGCCTAGCATTCTGGGCAACCCCAGGAGGCTCTTGGTGGGGAGCAATGTCATATAGCGATGTCACTACTAGTACGTATTCTTGCCCTGGAACTCCATACTGCAACCCTGTTTATACATGTAATAACGTGACCTCTACATCTACCTATACAGGTACAGCAGTTCCTGGAACAACAACCTATACATATGTAGGATCAGCAGTTAGCTCATCTGCATCTGTTAGTCAGCGTACGTGTACTTCTGGTGACGTATCAAATCCAAGTAGCCCCTGCTTTGGTTATTCTGTGGGTACATGTAGTGTTAGTGGAAGCGGAACCCCTTGCGCATACTCTTGCTCTACAGGCTATAACGCCCAAAACGGATATTGCTACACATGCTCTACTGGATTTAATGGACCAGCTGGTGGATCAGGAAGCTACGCATCTTGCTATACCTCTTCGACTAGCGCTACAACCTATACTTGTAACGCTGGAGATACTGGAGGAGGAACAAGCTCAACCTGTACACATACAACTGTTACTAGTGGGGGAACATATCCATCCTGTAGTAATGGGTTTACTACCTCTTCTGGTGGAACCTATCCGTCTTGTAGCAATGGGTCCACAACCCCTACTACAACCTGCACCTCTTCTACAACTAACTATTATGTACAGGTAATCTACTCCTCAGCTGGAGGGTCTAGCTATGCCGTTCAAAGTACAACAGCAACTACTGCCCAGCCTACCTCACTAGAGGTAACTACCAGCGGAAATAACTATACAGTTATTGGTTCTACATCAACTGCTACAAACCTAGTGCAGGTTACCGGTACCAACACGGGAACCAAGGGCACATATCATGGTATAGTTAAGGCATATAGTGCTAATGCACAGGGATCTACAGTAGACAATTTCTCAGCACAAGGACAATAATATGAGCACACCATACGATAGGCCAGCAAGGCCTTGGGACTTATTTAATAAGAATCTGGGTAGGGTTCAAACCACAGTAGCAGAGGAAAGATTTGCTATTTGCAAAGCCTGCCCTGAACTGCTTCCTACAGGAAACTGTAAGCAATGTGGATGCTTTATGTCAGCTAAGGTAAAGCTGCCTAATGCATCTTGCCCATTACATAAGTGGGATCAGGTTAGAGTTTCTTATCTAGAAGAAGAAGGAGAATAAGATGACAGAAGAACTACCCCCATACAAAATTGCATTCGTAATTGACGGAAAAGTTGTAGATGTAATTCAGACAGATAGCCGGTTAGCTGCAATCTTTTTAAGTGAGCCTGTAATTGTAGACATTACTGAAAAGACAACTACAGACGGAATCTCGCCTATTATCATAGGAACTGACTATGATGAAGTTACTGGCGTGTTCACCCTACCAGGTAACCTATAAGGAACGATAATGCGTGGAGAGAATAGACAGGGCCGGTTTAACATACCGTTTGAGCATTCCTCAATAATCTCTGGTACCACCAATGAACTGGTATCTACTGTAGGAACAACTGTAGCCTGGTGGCAGTATGATCCAGCCAGCACAGTAGTTGATCCAATCTACGACGTGGGTGGAAACTCTGGGACTGGACGTATGTGGAAGAGCCCTATCACCATACCTGTGGTAAATGCTCACCTAGAACAAGGCGTCACAGTGCAGAGTGACCGAGGCTTCTACAACGTGGACCAGCTAACTATTATAATAAATGTGGACGTTATTGAAAACCACCTGAACTTTTATGGAGCTAACGCTAACAATATCCCACAGCTTAGCAACGTAGAGATCAACCCTGATGAGTACCTCCGTGATCGCATTGTGTTTAGGGACGAAGTCTTTACCCCTATTAGGGCACTCCCTGAAGGAATTATCCAGAACAATTACACTCTTTTGCGTGTACAATGTAATCAGGTGAATCCGGAAGAGCTGGTCAACGACTCGCAATTCCAGCACTATGCCAACTATTCTGCGTTTGACCCTACTACTCTCTAAGGAAAATCATGTCACTATCACACAGCGTTGTAGATTTAAATAGCTCAACCGCCGTCTCTCTTACCCCTTCAGATCCAACAGTAACAGTTAATGGAGAAAACTATCCTACATGGAGTAGCATGTCCATTAACATTCAAAATGTAGACCTTGTAGCTACAGTGTATATTGGTTCTTCTTCAGTAACCTCGTCTTCATACGGACTTACTTTGTTGCCAGGAACTTCTGTCTCTATTGATAGCCTAAGTGTTAATGAGCCAGTTTATGCAATTTCATCTGCTTCATCTAGCGTATCTGTACTGGCGGTATTAAAGTGAGCATCCGTGTAAACAGCCCTGTAATTCCCGCAGCCATTCTTTACTACGGCAACTTTGCTTTAAGCACAAACCAGGCTAGCGGAGGAACCACCACAGATAACCTTATTACTTGGGACACGACCAATATAAGCAAGGGCATGACCCTTAACTCATCGGATAAAAGTAAGATTGTTTTTGCAAACCCAGGAACATACAACCTTAACTTTTTAGGTCAGTTTAGCTTCACTGGCGGTACAAGTGATTATCACATCACAACTTGGTTCTCTAAAAACGGCGTTCAAGTTCCAGCCTCTGCTTTTACCTTTACCACAGCTAGTGCGCAGGGCTCACAGGTTTTAGCAAACATTGAGTCTCCAATTTCTGTGTTGCCAAATGACTACATTCAATTTCATTGGTGGTCTGGCGCATCAGGAATGTCCCTTCTTGCTACAGCAGCGGGTACAAACCCAACCCGTCCAGCTTCCCCGTCAGCTAACTTAACAATCTATAACGTAGGGTAGGAATAGAAATGGCAAAAGAACACCCAGGCTTTAAGGCCGCACAGAATAAAATTGCAGCAAAAGAAGGTGTCTCCAAGGAGGCAGCCGGCGCTATACTAGCTTCATCCTCTCGCAAGGCTTCGGCTAAGGCGAAGGCTAAGAATCCTAATTTGAAGAAGGTAAAGGGTGCCAAAAAGTAAGCTACGCCCAAAGGCGGTAGAGAAGAAGAAAAGAGCTCAGGCTAATAAGGTAGCTACCAAGCCTAAAGCTGCTGAATCGGGAAACCCTGGAGGCAAAACATACTATGCTAATAGTTTGGCCGGAGCTGTAAAACTAGGTAGTGGGGTTAAAAAGACCTCATTCCATAACCGTAAAGGCGGAGGTGAATAATGTGTAAGTCATGCGGATGCGGATGCTCAAAGCCTAATTGCAAGGGCGCCTGCAAGAAGAAGTCGACCACTAAGAAGGGAAAGTAAATGGCTCATAAAGATAGTAAGTTTGAAAAGGGCATGAACAAAGCTCAGAAGGAGGAGTTTGAGTCTAAGGACGAAAAGAACGACTCTAAGCTAGCTAAGGAAATCAAAGGCAAGGGCAAGAAGAAAGCCCCAGCAAAGAAACCTAAAAAGAAGTAAGAGTTAAGCCCCCAGAGATGGGGGCTTTACTTTATGATTGACCTTGACGCCAGAGCAATCTGGAACCCTGCTGCTGTACCTTGCGCCTTCCTATGGAGGAAATATGATCAACCTAGCTAATAAGCTAAACCGGTATGAAACTGATGCCGATAAACAGGAGTTTATCAAGGGAGTAGTTGGGCTGGACAAAAACAATGCGGGAGCTAAAAAAGCCGCAATTGGTTTTGTAGCTGGATACCTACTTTCTAAGAAGCTCCGTAAAAATGGCTAAGGTAAGTATTAAATCATATTTAAACGCAGCAGTGGCAGATGCAGAGCGTAAAGCTGAAGGCATCTACACACAGACTTTGCGCAGCCATGTTTCTATGTATAACTGGCCAGAGGATATAGTTAGCCAGCTATCTGTTACATATGGAGCTAGTGGCCATCAAGTTACCTATCCTAAGAGTATCGAAGATCAGGTACTCACGCTTGAGTATGGAACTCAGACCTCACAACCTTCCCCAGCAATACGCAACTTCCATTTTAGAATGGGGGCTTAATAATGCCTTTTGTTATAAATGAAGAAGAAGCACTTAAGAAGTTGCTTACAGGAATTACAGTTTCTGATGGAGGAAACTCTGCACGTCCGGTAGGCGTATTCTATGGACAACCTGATCCTCAGATTAGGCAACAGTCCTACCCATATATTACTTTAGACCTTGTAGGTATCCAAGAGGATACTACTAGGGCACACCGTGGATACGTACCAACTACCTACCCTGTTGAGGGATCTACCTTAGACGTAGGAAGTCTAACCGACTTCCCAATCCCTGTAGACTTGTTCTATCAGATCTCTACCTGGTCCCGTCAACCTAGGCATGACCGCCAACTTATTGCAGCACTATTTAGCCCTGGCAGGCTACCATTAAGATTTGGGCAACTCTTTATTACAGAGGACGCAACCTTGCGCCGTCTGGATGTCTTAGGGTTCTCAAAAAGAGACAGTACTGAATCGGATAAGCGCCTGTTCAATAATGTCTACAACATCAGGATTAGCTCTGAACTGTTCCCAGATCAGATCGTCCAGTTAACACCTGTAACACAAGCACCAAACATAACATACAACTACCAAACAGAAGTATTCACCTCGCCAACATTCCCTGCATAATCTGGCCACCCAAAGAAAACAAACTAACCCTAAGGAGTAAACCCGAATGGCAACATTCAGCCGTCCCGGAGTCTATATCCAAGAGATGCCTTTACCTCAGGCAGTTGGACAAGCAAACATTACTAACGCAGCAGGTGCGTTCGTTGGAGCCCTTGTTAAGGGACCAACAACACCTACTCTAGTAACCAACTGGACTGATTTCGTAAAGAACTTTGGAAATCTAAGTGACTCTTACCCAACAACTTGGGCTGCCTATAACTTTTTTGCTAATGGTGGCCGCCAGCTTTACGTACGTCGTGTAGCCTCATCTACTGCTACAGCAGGTGCTGTTACATTTACAGACGGTACTGGAAGCACAACTACAGCTACTGTAACTGCAGCTTCTGCTTCAGGTACTTCAGGAAACTACACGTTTACCTATACAGCGGCTAACACATTTACTGCTGGAACCCCAGTAGTAGTTACAGGTCTTCAAGGATCAGTAACCCTTACCGGTGCTACAGCTAGCGGTACAGGATCTGGAACAACAATCACATTTACAACTGCAAGCACTACTGGATTGTCAACAGGAACTGTAATTACCATTGCCGGTATTACAGGCGCAACTACTGGTTCCTTTAACGGAACATTCACAATCACCACAGTAACTGCAAACACCAGCTTTGTAGTATCTCCAGGCTCAACCGTTGCAGGTACTGCAGTAGTCACAAGTGCTACAGCACTCTATGGCTCAGCATTTAACTTGAGCGGAACAATTGCTACTGCTAACGGAACTCAGTTCACTGTAGCAAGCACAGCATCAACAGCAGATCGTTCTGTATCAGGTGCTTCTGGAACTGCAACAGTTACAATCGCTTCTAACAACGTCTTTACTCTTACTGCTAACAGCGTAGGTTCATGGTCGTCAAACATCTCAGCTCAGGTATTGCCTGGCGGAGTAAGCACACGTTTTAACCTGAACATCTACACCACTGTAGTACAAAACGGAGTATCTTCTACCTCTTTGGCAGAAAGCTACAGAGACCTAAGCATGACCACCTCAGACAGGAACTATGTTGTCGCGGTTATCAATGCCTACTCTTCTCTTGTAACTGCAGCACTATCCTCTAACAATACTGTTAACGCTACAACACAGACTGCAGCGTACTTCCCAGCAATTACCTCTACCTCTCCAACAGCATTCAGCGGTTATAGCGATGGCACAAACTTCTTGGGAATCTCATCGTTTGCTCGTTCAGACTATGCTGTCTGGTCTAGCTTTGACAGCATTGTTCAGCCTCTAGTTATCTATGCAGCAGATGCAGCATACCTAGGAGCATCACTG